AAAAAAAAAGAGGCCTCTTTTTTTGAGGCCTCCTGGACTAATCTAGTTTTGATTCCAATATTCGCAGAACCTCTATCCCTTCATCGCTTTGTAAAAACGATGCTAAAATAAATAAAGGATCTTCACCATACGGAACAGTTAATAGTTTGTTTTTGTTTCCTTTCAAATTATAGTAAACATCTTTTTTGTTCTTTAAAACAAGAAGTCCTTCGCTAAAGAATTTAGCACACTTGTTTTGTAGTGACAATAATGGATCATTAATTGACTCCATAAATTCACCTGGATATCTTTTAGCAAATAGTCTTACATCTCTTTTTAATTCAGCAGAAGTCATTTTTTCAATGTTCAATCCTATTACAACTCTTGCTATAGTTTCTAGCATTTCAACGTCTAAATCTTTTGCTAATACTTGAGCTTCTAAAGCTAAATCTAAGTTCTCAACTTCAGCTGAAGCATCTTGTTCTCTATCTACCTCAACAAACTCTTTTCCGTTTGCAGGATGATAAGCTAAAAACTCTTGTAATATTTGATTTTGCTTTGGAACTCGTAAGAATCCATCTTCAAAAACAATTGGCTCTAACAAAACATTTCCGTCTTGCTCATCCTCAAAAATACTTTTTTGATTTTTAGCATAACGAAGAGATCTGTTAACTCCTGTTTTATCGTCAAAATATAATAATGATTTTCTCTTTGTATTTCGAGAAGGTATTGTGTAGCTCAATGGAGCTTTGTCTTTGGTAAGTTTGTAGGTTTTATCTACAAATATGTTTTTATTTTTTTTCACTTTATTTAATTTAAATTTTATTAAAAAGAAGTGAGGGGCCTTGCTCCATGCTTCAGCCCCTATTCCTATAATCTATATCCTAGTTAGTAAAGATAAAGAAGTTGTTCGCTCCTAGAGTACATAAAGCTCTTTCAGATAGGAAGTTAACTTCCATCGCATCTAATGACGATGTAGCTGCTCCACCTGCTGAACCTGTAATCCAAGTCTTGTAACGTCTGTCTTCAGTTTCTGAAGCTCTATATCTAACGTGTAAGAAAGGTCTCTTAGCGTTTTTACCTAATACTTGATCGTATACAGTTGTTGAGCCTGCAGGTACTAAAATACCATTGATTGCTCCACCAACAATGTCACCTCTCATAGTAGGATCGTTAAGATATTTCCAATCAGTTTTATAGAAGTCATATCCTCTTCTAAATCCTGAGAAGCCTAAATTTAACGCCATTTCCTCATCATTGTCAAAAAGACCATATGATGTTCCAGCTGGATTACCATATGAGTTTTGAGACGCTAACATATCGTCAATGTCAAATCCAAATTCTCTGTTTACGAAAAGTACATTTTCTTCGATAGAACCTTGCTTGTCTAATCTCTGAATAATTGCATCAAAGTCAGCTAAAGTAGTTGGGTTACCACCACTCCAAACATTTCCTCTTTCCTCAACTACATAGAATAAACCTTCAGAACCTTTGTTACCAACACCTGAAGCTACTCCTGCTGCAATAGCAGCTGCTCCTGAACCTGGTGCTGCTGGTACTGCTTCTACCATTGCAGTCTCAAGATAATCTTCAAATCTTAATCTTGTTTCGTGCTCTGATTTTAAGTACCATAAATATCCTGTTGCTCCGTTTTCTGTAGTTACTTCAATCCATCCAATCTGTGCCATGTCAGATCCTGATACTGCGTATCTGTCTTTGATGATGATTGGTGAATTTTCGAAAATAAAGTCATCAGCTTCTAACTGACCTTCCATTCCGATAGCTCCTTTTTGGAACTCTGAACCATAAATAAATAGTGAACATTGTACACCTGCAGCCATTGACTGACCTGCTGCTTCATAATATGCTACATCTACAGTTCCTAAAGCTGTATCAACTGCTGTAACGATTGCTTTGTTACTGTTTGTTGAGTTTAAAGAACTATCTGATAACATAATTGTTTGTCCAACTCTAATAGCGATTCCACCTGAACCAGGTACTAATACGTCATTAATAGTTAGTGTAGCTGTTAGAGAAGCTGCTGCTGCTCCAGATGTAACGTCTACATATTTAGTATGTAATCTTCCTTGCTCTGCCCATTTAATAAGGTCAGAGTTAGAAGGCATTTCAGCGCCTACCATTCTTAAGAATGATGCTACTGTACGATTACCATATCTTTCAAATTCTTTTTCATATGTATCTGGTAAATACTGGTTTAAGAAATCGAAATTGGTAATGTAGTTTGTCTGTAATAAAACCTGTTCCGAACTTGGTTGTAAGTCAAACCCAGGTACTGCATTTACTGGCATAATTTCTAATTTTTAAATGTTTATTTCTTTTTACTTCTAATTCTCAATCCTCTACCGCTTGTATCAGAAATATGTCTAGCCTTAAATCCAGTGTCGCCAATTGACTGAGGCGTTTGCCTTACATTCATGTTGATGTTTTTACTTTTCTTCGAAACATCTCCAATTGCATCTGCCTTGCCTTGCTCATAAAAATATTGAGCAAATTTTTCGGGATTCATTGCAACGCTAATTGCTTTGTGCCACCCTCTGGCATCACTAATTAAACCATCCTCTCCAACATAATTTCTTACAAAATTATCTAGGTTAGATTGTTTGGCTTTCATTTCTGCAGCATCCCCGTATGCGTATGATATTTTTTTATCTCCTACATTGAACTCAAAACCTTTGAACTCGGAATCAAAAACCTTATCAGTTTGCTTCAAAAAGTATTCGCTCTTTTTACGAGCTGCTTCTTGGGCGCTTTCAGATTGTTTAAGAGCTTCTCTATATGCTTTTAATTCTTCAAGATCTTTTTTCGAAATCTGACTCCCACTTGACTCAAGAGGAATCTTGTATGATTCACTAAATTCTTTAAGATATTTTCTAGCTTTAGAAATCTCTCTTTTCTTTGATATATTCTTTTTCTTTATTTCTTTTTCATCATCTAACTCTTTATCATAACCGAACTTATCGTCCATAAGATACTGAATGTCATCAGAATCTAAATCTTCTTCAGTCAAAGAATAATATTCTCTCAGGATTTGATCGTCTGAAAACTCTGTATAATCTCTATTAGCTTTTACAAAGTCCTGAAAACCTCTTCCTGTATTTTTTTTAAAATCCAAATATTTAGACACATCTTCAGGGAGTGGTTCATTTTTTTCTTTTTCAACAAACAAATCATCCACAGAAGATATATCCTTATTATATCTATTTTTAATATATGAAAGAACATCTTCGTCTTTTATAGTTGGACTTTCAACTTCCGACTTATCATCGGTACTTTGTTCTACAGCTTGCTTTTCAGCAGGTTCTGTAGCAGTTGGTTCTGTTGCCTTAACAGCATCAGAATTTTCTTCTTCATGTTTTTTAAGTAGTTTCTCTTCTACTTCCTGTACAGACTTTTCCTCTACAGGATTTACTTCTTTTATTTTTAATTCCATTTTATTTAATTTTTTACAAAGTTAATACTAAATTTAAAACAATTTTTAAGCCTATCTTGGCTCAAATTCTGCTAAGTCAAACCCATCTAAACTGTCTTCGTTAGACTCAAACTTAATAGGTGGGGTATTATTTTTACGTTGTTGTATGAGTTGAGATTGCTGCGAATTTCCTTGAGTAATTCGATCCGCTTTTGCTTGCTCTCTTTTTGCCTCTCTCTTTGCTAAACCATCTTGTTGTACACCTTGAAGCTGCATTTGTAAATTAAACTCTAACTTCATAAGTTCAGATTTAATTGCTGCTTCACCTTTCATTTTTTCTATAGCATACTGAGCTTTTCCTTGTTCAATTTGCATTGCAGATTGAGTTTCCATTTGTAGCTTTTTCATTGCAGTTTGTGCTGCCATTTGCTGTGATTGCATATTGATTTGTGCTTGTTGTTGTGCAGCCGCAGCTTTAGCCTGCTGATCTTGATCTTGTTTAGCTTTTCTTCTAACCTTTAACATTTGATTAGCAAGCTTTATATTTTTTATCTCTCTAATATCAATAGCGTCTTCAAGATTTATATCGTTTTTGGATAACGCCATTTGTATATTTTGCTCTAGAAGTTTTTCTTGTTCTTCATCAGGAGTAACTTCTATAAATATTCCAAAATCACTTAAATACAGTTGAGAAATTTCTTCTAAAATACCTACATTAAATTTACCAACTTGATTTACAAACTCTTCTCTAAAATCAGAATACTCAATTAAGTCTGCAATTCTGCTTGATAAAGCAGTACATAACCTTTCAGTTAATGATAATCCTGCGTCTAAAATATGCCTGGTTGCAGTATTACTGCTTAATGCAGCTAGTTTTTGTAATCCTACTAATGCATAAGTATCAGGTCTTGTTCCGTCTCTTGCTTCATTTAATCCTGTTACATCACGCAACATAGACATATAATGATTATAAGTTCCAACTAAACTTTGAATTTTTGCTTGTCCAGAACTAGCGTTTAATTGTTGAATAGGTACTCTTGATTGATTGAAATCACCGTCTTGTGTATAGCTTCTTCCAATAACACTACCCGTTTGAAAAAACATTCTCAACGCATCTTCTGGATTGTAAGTTTGTCCCGTTCCTAAATCTACTTCCGATAAACCATCTGCATCAATGAATATACCGTCAGGAACAACTCTATTAATTACTTGTTGTAATTTTAAATGAGTCATTTGTATCAAATCAGCAAAAGTAATCATTCTTCTTACTAAAGATTCTAAAACTCCTTTATACATTCTTGGAGCTGCAGCAATAAATTCAGGATAAACTTCTTGCGATGCAGAAACAGGTCTTGCCATATTTTCTGCCATTTCCCATTTAAGAAGAATGTTAGTTCCCATTACCATTACACCTTCATACCAAACATCTATAGTTTTAGTAATCTTTTCAAATTTACCTTCCTCCTGCATTTCTTCTGTAGGATTAAAAGT